ATAAACATTTGTGAGGACTTATAAAAGGTTTTGCGTCTATCAAATCAATAAAAAATAAGCGCCGAGAAACCGGCGCTTATCTCAGTTATACAGTTTGCTGGATGTCCGTTGCATCTCCCGCATGATCTCTGGCAGACGTCGCTGTACCGTGGCGCGGCCTAGAAACAGCTCCGTCGCGACGTCGACTTGCGGGAGCTTGTCCACGAAGTAAAGCTGCGCGATCTGCGAGTTCTCGTGTCCAAGATTGGCCTGATAGATCACGGCCTCCATGTCCTTCCGCGTCAGCCTGCCGAGCTCCGGCGGCAGATTAACTCGTGCCTGCGGTGCCATAGCTCCGCCCCCTTACTTCATCGCCTTCGCAAGCTTTTTCAAGAGATCGTCGCCGTACTTATAGGCGGCGAGATAATCAATCGTGCCGTCGGTCAATCCGGCTTTCTGCCGGATGGTCTTCTTTGCCTCCTCAACGGCTTCGTCGACCTTTACTGTGTCGTACTCGACCCACGGGAGCTTTCCGTGCTTCTGCCACTTGCGGGCGTGGTAGCCTGCCTTCGTGCCGATGTTCTGCACGGCGGTGATCTGTACGCCGTTGTCCCAGATCGGGGTGCATTCTACCGCCAGACCGTCCCCGATGTACATGCCCCAGTGACCGGGCATCCAGAGACCTTCGCCGGGAATCAGCTTGCCCCAGCCGGTCGTAGACACGTCCTTGCACTTTGCAATCATGCCGTCGGCGGAGACATCCGGCACGCTGTTCGAGGCATACCTTGCGCCGCCGTAGTAGGCGTTTTTGTTGCCGTTCCAGCCCCAGAGGATGCCCTTTGTCAGGTTCACGCAGTCAAAGCCAAAGTAACCCTTGCCAATGAGGCTGCGGAAATACGCAGTTCTGCCGCCGGTGTACCAGTCCGGGTACTGGTGCGACTTCTCGTCAATGATGTTTTCCCCGACCGGCGCGCCGAAGCAGCCCCACATGTAGACGGTCTTGTAGTTCTTCGCAACGTCAATGTGCCTGCGCACAAGCTCGGATGCTTTCATCATTTCTTTTCGTCCTCCTGCGGCGTACCCGCACCGTCGATCGCGTCCTGTGCCTTCTGGCTCTGGGTGCCGAAGTAGAAGGTCACGACGGTCAGGAAGATGGTCAAAAAGTCCTTGCCGGTGATGTCTCCGCGCAGGGCGAGGACGGCAAATACGATGGTCAGCGAGAGTGTGACCAAAGATTTGACGCTGAGCAGGTTGCCCAGCCGCTTTTTGATATTTTCCATATGTACCCCTTTCATTCTACCGGTTCATTTGGTTTCGCAAATACTCTCTTGCACAGCAGGAGCAGCAGCTCCCCGCCAAACGCCGCTGCCGCGAAGATCAGGACGTCTGACAGGTCGGCTGGATGGTCTGTGAAGATGGCAAGCGTTTTGATGATGACCGCCCACGCGAGCGTAAGCGTCAGGGCGTAAATGCAGTAGTAGACCAGCTCCCGCGCCATGCGCCCCTTCGTCTTCCGCTGCGGCTTTTTCTGCCCGTCCGCCATACTATCCTCCAAGCCCCGCCAGAGCCAGCGCGTAGCCGACTAAGCCAGAAACAATCGCCGTGACCACGGCTTTGATTAAGCCCTCCCAGCGGCTGCCGGGGAGCGCCTTGAGGGTTTTCACGTCGGCTTTGATCTCGTTCACGTTCGACTCGATCGTCTCCTGCTTCGTCGCCAGCACCTCCACAGAGGTAGCCAGCTGGTGAAGCGCCTTGTTGTCCGCCTCGAGCTCGTCGATGCGGTGCTGGTTGGATTTGCAGCGCGCGTCGATCGCTGCGACATGCGCCTGAATTCCGTCGTCCATGTGTTCTCCTTTCTCGCCCTCGGGCGGCTGTTATTCCTGTTCTTCCCAGTCAGCCGGATATTCCGTCGGGCTGAAATCCGTGCCGCGCTTACTGACGTAATACTTGCCGCCAAACACGCACCACTCGCCGACCTTGTAAATGTCTGTCGCGTTGTTGGGCTTGACCCATGCGCGCGCCGTCTGCCTCGTCGTGCCGTGATACGGAATATTAAACGTCGCCCAGGCAGTTTCGCCTGGCGCGATGTCCGGGTGTGTGGCGTTGTCATACGCCGCGCGAACCTTCCACGGGTCGCCGTCCAGAAGGAAGATTTCGCCGGTCTTGTGTACGCCCGCCTCCCACTCAGGATAGAGCGCCGAACACATGATCACTTCGTCCGCCATCTCGGGCTGCTTGCCCGCCATGAGCAGGCGCACGGCGTTTGCCGTGGAAACGGTCAGATCATACGTCACAGGCTGGACCGTGACCGGCTGCGGCGTTGGGACCGGCGTATTCGTCAGCAGCCAGCTGCCGTCCGTGATCTCCTGCCGGAGATAATCGGTCGGTGTATAGGTCTGCATCTGGAAGCCGTTGTCCGCGAAGACCCCGACGGGACCGGTCAGCTCTGTCACCCCCGAAAGAGAATCGCCTGTAAACCGGACCGAGCCGGAGGTGCTGTATACCCGGACGTTCGCGTATATTTGATTGTTGTGTGTGATGTACATAGATAGTCTCCTGAATCAATTTTCCGTGATGGTGCAGGTCGGTGTCCACACAACGTTGCCGTTTCCGTCATGTGTTTTCTTTTGTTCGAATAAAATGCGTGTGTTTGTTGTGGCTACAAATTCGTAAGTACCTTCTTTTTCGTTTGATACAGTTACACCATTCAAAATAACATTGCCGTGGCTGTTTCGTGCCTTATATGATATGGTGATCGGAACTTTACTTCCAGCATGAAACGTTAGTGCTGTAGTATCCGTTAGTTTTTCGCCGTTAACTACGGCATACATGGAATAGGTACTGCTGTAAGAAACAGGGGCGCTCAGAATTACCGTGAATTTGCTGGGAAGTCCCCTTCGTAAAAACATTCCCATGATGCACCCCCTAGAAGCAGAAGCAGAAGGGCACGCCAAGCGCAGCGCCGCCCCGGATAGTTCCCTTAGTGCCGGCGGATGATACGAAGATAAAATTTGTGGTGCCGTTTATAGACGGGGAACGTGTCCACCATCTGGATTCCGCGCCGTCTAGCATTTTTATTTTGCTTCCGTTTTCTTTGTAATACTGATATTGTTTACCTTCGCCTGGCGCGGAAGAATCAACATCACCAAACACTTCCACATCGCTTGGAAAAAACAGTTTGTCTGCCGTTGTTACGATGGTGGTGCTTTTGTTGCCCGCCGAGGTCAACTTGTTGACCTCCCTGATGCCGTTTTGTACCTCTATCGGCATCAGGGCAAGGATGGCGGGCAGGTGCGTGCTTCGCATGGCGCAGCCTTCCCAACCGTTTCTGTTTGTGTTGCTGCCCTCCATTTCGTTTTTTCCGTAGCAGTCGTGCAGCTGGAAGGTAAACGGGGCTTTGCCGAAGCCGTCGGAATAGTCGTCGTGATTGATACCAATAATGTCGACAAGATAATCCACACCATTGATCGTCATCGCCTTCTGATCTCCAGCCTTCCACGATGGGGGGGCGATCCTTTTTTGGCAGGCAGTAATGATCTGTTCCCACGTGTTGTCTGCAAAATTATCTGAATAGTTGCCACGGATTCCGGTGATCCATCTAGGACTGCGCCCGCTCATCCGAACACCACCACCTTAACCGGGATGTTGACCGTCGGCGCTTTGCCGATGCACTGGGCGGTCAAAGAGTTCACGCCCGTTGTATAGTTGTGGATGAGCGCAAATCCTTCCAGCAGCGCCGCGTCCGCGTCCGGGTCCGTGCCCGAAAGCGCAACGTCCCACTGCGGGTCAACGTCATAGGCAGCTTTCAGCCCCGTGATCGTGATCGTCTGCGCCTGGTAGCCATGTGAATCCGCAGCCCAGCCCGAGGCAAGCAGCGTGCCGGTGTACTGTTTGACCTCGATGCCAGCCGGGACGCTAGACAAAAGCGCCGCCATATCGCTGATGTTTGCGTCGCTTGCAACCGACACGCCGCGTCCCGTCAGAAATTCACGCATCGTCTCCTTTGCGCCGCTGATGCGGTTGATTTCAGATTGGATGCTCATATAAGCACCCCCTTAAATCGCCGCAAGCGCCATCTCGATGTCGTTTGTCAGGCTTACCGTGCCGCCGGAGGTGTACCCGGCTTCGATGGTGACGCTTGTCGTAGTCAGCCCGTCCATTGTCTTGGAGACTGCGCCGTTGTTGGCCATGGTGCCCTCGACCTTTCTGCCGTCGGCCAGCACGATGAACTTTCCGTCCAGCACGTCAGCCGCTCCGGCAGTCACGCCGGAAACGTCCTGATACTTTTCCGGGATTGCTTCGACGGTTACCTTGCTGAGCACCTTCCCGGCGGTCGGTGTGACCTCCTGCTCGGATTTTGTGGGCGTTGCCTGCTTCGTCTCAAGGACAATCTTGACGCTTCCCTTGCCGCTGTGCTTGCCCGCAGGGACGGTGTATTCCTGATTGCCGGTCGTCGCGTCAAGCGTCTTGGATACCGCGCCGTTGTCCGGCATGGTGCCTGCGGCGGTCGTGCCGTCCGATTTGACAAACACCTTGTTTGCCAGCACGTCTGCTTCCACCGCCGTCGTTGCAGACACGTCTTGGTAGTTTTCGGGGATCGCGCCGACCGTTACACCGGAAAGACCATAATAGCCCTGATCGGGCGTGATGGCCTGCTGCTCTTTGGTCGGTGTGACCGACTTTGCTTGCAGCTGGTAGTTGCCGCCGCCGCCAACGCCCTTGACGGTGCCGGTGCCGTCGTGGTAGCCCTTCGGGACGGTGTAGCTCTCGCCCTCCTTGACCTGCGCATCGACTGCGCCGTTGTTTTTGATGCCGGATACCGCCGTTGCCAGCGTGTCAAGCTTGTCCGTGCTGGCGGCAAGACCGACAGAGACAAGCCATGTGCGAATTTTGTTTCGCGCGTTCTGAATCCGTGTGATTTCGGTTTGTGTGCTCATGTTCTCACTCCTTAGATTGTCGCCAGCAAGGCGTTGATGTTCCCGACTTCTGTAAAGACAGCTGCGGATGTCACGGGTTTGGTGTTGTCCTTCTCCACTGCCTCGGCAGCATCAACCATCAGCGTGTTGTCTAAAACCTTTAGACCGTAGCCGATTTTATACGGTGCGCCGCCGCCCTGATAAACCACCTTCGCCTGGGCGATCTTCATCTTGATCTCCGGCTGGGAGAGCGTCATTTTAATCATATCCCGCCTCCTTCAAAAACCGCTTTGCGTCCGTCTGCACAATTTCAGCCGCCATCGGGTTTCCGTCTCCATCCGTTAAGGCAAGCTGTAGCCTTACGGTGCTTGCTTGCAGCCGCATTGCGTCTGCATACGGGATTTTTACAAGCAGGTGCGTTTCGTCGACTACTGTAGGTTCGTACTGGAAGAAGGAACATCCCTGCCTCACGTAAAACTCAATCTTCGTTGCTTTTGTCAGGTCAGTTCCCTCTACTTCCACCGATAAAGCGTTCGCGATTTTCTGAAACACTTAATCACCCCCAGCCTGTGATTCAAAAACATCCAGCTCGTTCTTCGCCTTGATAAACGTCGTCGTGTCGTCCGACAGGGAGATTGTAGGGAGACTTCGCGCATCATGGGTATAGTCATGGTACGTAACGCCGCCCTTGTAAGACGCTGCTGCTGTCATTCCGTACAACGATATACCAGAAATGGTATTTGCTTGTACAGAGGCCTTGTTAAACCCGTCATTTGGGCTGGAGGTTGTCCAGACATCAGTTTGTGTAGAAACCAACAACGTCGTATCTGTCGCTGCTGCATGACACATGCAAGCGGCTGCCGGTTTGCTTTCTCCCGTGATAACACTAGCTTCCCAGTTCGTTAGATTCTGGGAATAATAGACGGTCGATTTCGGGTCATAAAACACTTCGGCTTCAATCCGAGAATAAACAGTTACCAAGAAATAATATGTGCCAGACAGAAACACAACTTCTGACGCAGATATTCTTTTTACGGCATCTTCCGGGACTGGCGGTTCTAGTTTTTTGAAGCTCGTTTCTGCTCCGTTTGCAAAATACAGTTCTATTTTCCCAGTTGCATCACTATATATGTTTTTTCGAATTGCTGAAAGAAACCATTTCCCATTGGCGCTCGAGAACTTATATCCAATAAACTGGTTCCAAACGGTGCTTGAAGTTTTTGTAATCAGCGAATACACCCAACTCTCAGGAATCAACGGTGTGTCAGAAAACACCGCATATGTATGGTCAGTATCATTTTCATCGGTTTCATATCTTGCAAACGAGAATCCAAATCTCCCATTACATTGTGCAATACCGTAGAACCCGCTTCCGTTGCGTTCGGGAGGAAGCGAAACATTCACTTGCGTCCAGTTCGCGTTTTCTTTTTCCCTCACTGCGATTTTGATGTCTTTCCCTGTGCAAAACACACATACGCAATAGTGGTCAGACGCAGCTAACGAGCAAGTCATCCCTTCGAATGTAGTTGCACTTCCAGTGAATGTTGCATCTTCCGAAAACGTCCCTCCCAACGTGGTCGATTTAAGAATTTTGTAGTTGTTTCCAACTTGTGTGCAGATAAACCACAGGCCGTTAAAATATACCGCATTTGAGACATTCGAGACATCGTAAGAGGTCAGAAACGTATTCGAAGCCCATTCCACAGCGCCGCTAGTGTTCCTAAGCACGGAGCACAGCTGCGGATAATGTTCAAAAGTCACCGTACTTCCGTCGCACGGAAGCCATGCTTTTCCCAAACTGAGAGCCGGAGATGTCTTCACTGTCCCGATGGGCTCAATTCTGTCCGGCATATGCCGGAAAGCGTCGTCGACAAGCGGGGTCGCATACGGCAAGCGGAGAAATCGCCCTGTGGAATCTTGGAGCATTGTGCGTGTATTGAACGGCGTGCCAGTATCGTCCGGATCGTCGGCTCGCGTCATGTCGTAAGTATCTGTCTGTCCGGCAACGGGCTTGAGTTTTACCCGCCCCGGAAATTTTGGAGTTCGGTCTTTCATGTTATCCCCCCATGTCTCCTGCATATAATTCCGCATCTGCGTAAATCCAGCCGGCCTCCCGACTCTCCAACACGTCATCTACGGCGATGATCGTCTTTTCGATGTTGTTCGCGCCCTCCCAATCTAGGTCGTTGATTTTTGCCGGAGGGCGCGGGGCAGAATTGACAACTGCGTCGTATACGGCGTTCGCGGACGCAATATAAGCGTCCATGACGGCTTTGTCGGGGATTTCGTTAAGAACGTAATCTTCCCGTACCTCTGCCGGAACGTCGATGTCGTGTGTTCTGAGCCGGTCACGGATGGTGATAAGGGCAGTTCCGACGCGGTTCAGGTCCGACACCTTATAAGAGCCTTTCAGCCCCGCCGCGAAGTCCGCCTTTTCCTGTTCGGTGAAGTTCGCCCAAGTCTTCTTGTACAAAGATTCTGCGTAAGAAGCGTCTGCCTGCGTCCGGTCCGTGACCAGTGTTTTCATGATTCTCATGTAGACGCCCCCGTTCCGACGATTTCGCAATCAGCCGCCGCGATGCCGCTCAGTTTGATCGTCATGTTTGTGATGGTTCCGGTGATCTGGTCTCCCCACGGCGTCGTGGTCGTCACATAATCGCCCGGCATTTCCTTGTCCATGACAATTTTCACGCCGTGCGTCTGGCGGCGCATGTAATAGTCGAAAACATGCTGCGTCACCGCTGCAACGTTCGAGGCGTTTACCAGCGTCGCGTCCTTGACCTCTATGACGTTCGGCTTGGTCGAGGCCGTGACGTTCGGATTTGTCTTGGTCGTTACCGCTTCCGTGTGGTAGTAGGTCTTGCCGTCCACTTTGACGGTATCGCTTCCGCTTCCGGACGTGCTGTACGTGTGCGCGGTAACTCTTACCTCGGTCACGATGGCAGACTGGCTGACCTCTCCGCCGACGTAGAGCCGGTGCATGGGAATCTCCGTCGGTGTTTCCTCAGACAGTCTCCATACCTTCACGTTTCCTGTTCCGCTGGTGTCCACCACAGCTCGAAGCGCAAACGCCACCTGTTGCAAAGCTTCCCTTCGCGTGCAATCAGGAATGTATCCTGTTAATTTCTCGGTCTGTAGTTCCTCCGAAAGCTCCAAGACGAAATACCCGCCGAGGATGCTTTCTAAAGCCGTTTTCGCGTTGGCATTAGAATAAACAACGGCCGGGAATGGGTCTTCGTCCAGAATTCCCAAAGCGTCGATGCTGGAAACGTTGTATACGTTTTTGCTTACGCGGGTAGATTCGTCGATGTAAAAAGTGCCGATTTTTGTCTTTCCGTTGTACGCATAAACCGGCTGCTTCTCTTGGAAGATAAAATCAATATCTTCCATGCTGTCCAGCGTGAAGTCCAGCGTGTTAATCGCCAGCTCGTCGGATATGATGTTCAGCTCTTCGGTTGCCTCAACGCTCCGAAGCTCCCGCCGCTCGAACTCTCGAACAATGCCGAAAAGGATGAGGGATATCTTGATCGGTCGGTTTGGCAGATTTGTTTTGTTGAACTGAATCTTGATTTTGTTATACAGTTCCACAGTTCTCTCGCAGAAGTAATTGCCGCTGTTCGGGAAGAACTGTTGCGTTGCCAGCTGCGTTGTTCCGTTGTACCACGTCAGATTCAGGTCGCTGCAATAGTCCCCGGTTTCCCCGTCAAATTTGAAGTAGATGCCGAGGGACGTAAACTGCCCGTCCAGGGATATCTCAATGGTAGGCGGCGTATCGAACGTGCAATCCGCCTTGCTTCTCGGCGTAGACCAGAATCCAACCGGCTCAGAAGCAGGCTTTACTTTTCGTGTGCCGTTCAGCACCCATTGATTCTGCTCCGTCGTTGCCACTGGCCCCTCGAATGCCCCGAAGGGCAGAAGCGAGGTTTTTGAAATACCCATAGCCTCGCTTGCTGTCACACTCGCAGCCGCCGCAGAACCGACCGCAACGTCTTCATACACAACTTTTACACTCATAGCGGCGTCCTCTTCGGCTTCATCGCAACAAAATTAAATGTAAGGTTTCCCCATTCGTTCTTCTGCCCGTAAGCCGTCAAAAGTTCATCGTCTCCGTTCGCGACATACGCATCAAAAGTAAGCACCGACTGCGCGTATGGGACGGTCAGTACATGACTATCAACCGGCGCGGAAATTGCTTCATAGAACCTGTCGTATTCCGCCGGGTCAGTTCCAACCGGGTCAAGCTCCACGCTGTAGTTGTAAAACGTGCCGATGATGTCGCGCACCATCGCACCGGTCATCACGCGCCCTGCATTGTCGCCGTCCAAAACCGCGAAAGAGCGTTTCAGACTGGTTACATGCAGGTTCGGATACGCCGTGCCGTCGAGGGTCAAAACACTTGTCATGCCTTCACCCCCGCCAGCCTTACCCCTACACGCTGCGTTTCTTCGTTGTTCGCCTTATAGACAGCCCGTGCAAACTCTCTGCCGTTGAGCTGCAAGATGATCGTCTGCGACCGTCCGCCGGATTCATTCATAGCCTGCTTGAATGCCTGCACCATTGTTTCAAGCGGCGTTTCGATGTTCGTTCCGCTCTTCTGGTCGCCAAGCACCGCCATAAACTCCCGGTTCGGCGGTATGACAGCGCCTTCTGCCAGCCTCGGAAGCGCAACCTGACTGACAAGAGGAATGCTGATGCCGAAGGACTTGCCGCCGATGATGGGAACCCAGTCTGGAATCTCAACGTGGATGGTATTCAAAGCGGAAATCAGAAGGTTGACACCGTCAATAATGAAGTTAATTGCCGCCTCGATGATGGCAACAATGTTGTTCCAGATACCCTTGAATATCTCGGTGACGCCTTCCCATGCCTTTGTCCAGTCTCCGGTAAATACGCCAACAATGAAGTCAATGACACCCTTCAAGATGTCCTTGATGTTTTTGTATACATCTGAGACATATTTCCCATATGTTTGAAATATTGATGCGAGCAGCGGGCTCTTGGATTGCAGCCATGTGATAAACATGTTCCACGCATCCTTGATAGAGTTTACAATCGCGTTCCACGTCTGCTTCATTCCTTCCCAGATCTGCTTAATGCCTTCTACGGCAAGCTTCATATCGCCAGTGAATACGCCCTTGAAGAACTTCCCGAACCCGTCTATAATATTTTTTAAGCCTTGAATCAGTTCTTCTCCGTGTCCGGTGAAGGACACAAGCGCAACCAGAGCGGCGAGGAAACCTGCAATCAGAAGTGGAATCCAGCTACCAGTCAGAAGCGAAATGCCGATACCGGCGGCAAGCAGCCCTGCGATGATCGTAAGCGTATTCACCAAATTAAAGCCATTTTCAATAACGTCCTTGATACCAACAACCAGCATGGCAAGACCGCCTACAACTAATGCAATTCCTGCCGCGATTGGTCCGAAAGCGATTGCAAGTCCAACTGCAAGCGCGGCAAGACCTGCCAGCATCCCGAGGAAGTTTTGCAAATCGATCCCGTTATTCCAAGCATCCAGCCAGAAATATACAAGCGCAAACGCACCGGCAACAGCAAGGGCGATGCCCCAAATTTTGCTCAGGTCGTTCGTGAATAAACTCGCGATTTTCCATGCCAGAAGCCCTGCTGCGATAGCTCCTACCAAGCCGAGAATGTCGTGGAGCTTGTCCTCTGCCATGTCGAGATTCGAAAAGTCCGGCGCGATCTCCGTTGATGCCGCGCCGCCAGCACCACCACCTGCCGCAGAAGCGGAATTATCGGTTAGCTGGTTGATCTCATCAAAGCTTGCCATGCTCTTGCTTGCGTCCTCCGCTGCAGAGCCGACACCTTCCAACGCTTTCTGTTCTTCATTCAATCCTTGTGCGGCTGATTTCTGCGAAGCCCAGCTTTTCCCGGACAGCATACCGAAGAACTTCGCGATAGCTGTAACAACCTGTGTCAGAATGTTCACAAGCTTCACGAAAACAGGAATCACGACTTGAAGAATCGGCTGCGCGAGTGTCAGAAGCGCCGCCTTGAGCCGCGCCACAGCTGCGCGTGCTTCGTCGTTCTTCATAATGGTTTTTCCAAGCCATGTTCTAAGACTTTGCAGCGCTCGAGTAATAAGGGAGAACACCAGAACGCGCTTAAAAAGCCCGGAAACACGCTTACTGAACGTGTTCATGCTGTCGGAAACCTTCTTCGCTGCAGCTTCCATACGCTCTGTAGCGCCGCTTGCGCTTGTGATTTTCTCCGTGAGTTCTCCGGCTTTTTGCTTTGCAGCGTCCAACGCGGAAGTCTGCGCGATCACTTTGTCCGTGATTTTTGCATACTTTCCGTCCAAACTCTCAACGATCTTGTCCTGTTCTTTTAAGATCGCTTCCTGCTCTTTGATTTGCGCTGCCACTTCCGTCTGCCGCCCGTATGCTGTGATATAAGCATCCGGAGACGCAGACACCTCGCCGGAAGTGATCTGCTGAAGCCGCTCGGATTCCGACCGCAACGATTTCAGCGCATTTTCTGCCTGTTTTGCAGATTCTTTCGCTGCGTCAAGCTGAGATTTCAGCCCGCTTTGCTCTCCGGTGCTTTTTTTCAGCTCGGCTTCCATCTTGTCGATTTTCGCCGTCAGCTTATCAAGCTCCTTCTGCGCGTTTTTTGCGTCGACATCCGCTCGAACAACGATTCTTCCATCTGCCATTTTCTCACCACCTTATTTTGAAATGCCCCATGCGGCGAGAACGTCTTTCTCTGCCTCTGTGTATGTAACTTTCAAATCGATTATATCCCTGTTCTTTCGGTAGAACTCCCGCTCCTGCTTGTCCAGAGGCTTCCCGTGTGCCTTTTTGTCCCGAATACGAACCACTTGAGCAAACAGGCAGTCTCCAATCTCCTGATAGAAAGACAGGAACGACCACCAGTGCAGGTACTCAAGCGCCCGAACCTCGCATCCAGCGATTCTGTTCACTGGGGCAATAATCATGTCGAAGTCCTGCTCCCATGACATCAGCACGGGTTCTCGCTTCTTTTCTTTGCGTTCTTCCCCACGGTCTATAAACCGGAAACACTGGTTCAGAGCTTCCTGATAGTCGCTGGCTGGCATTTCCTCAAAGTTGGGATAGAAGATTCTCAACGATGCCTCCGCCTTGTCCTGCTCGTCCAGCTCGCTATCAACAAGGGCGGTGAGGATATCCAACACCGCCCGATAGTCAGACCGGATTTCGTATTCTGTTCCGTTTACGTTGACCGATGTCGGTAAAGACCAGATTACTTTTTCCATCTTTCCATATATTTCTTGATTCTCGGGTTCGTAGCCTTCTGTTCTCTCGCAAAGGTAGTGTCGATCTGGTCGATGATGCCGAGCATCAGATTGCTCCATACAGGCAAACCGTCAGCCAGTGCGAGGACGTTCATAGAGCCGAAAAGAGGCGTGCAAAGCGGAACCCCGAAAAGGCTGTCGATCGTATCGCGCATTTCGTTACTTTCCCGACGCGCAATCTCAAAGATTTCTTTTTTGTTCGCGTTCTTTTCCACTTCTGCCTGATATTTCCGCTGACGATCTTCCAATCCGTTGAACACGTCAAAAATTTTCTCTACAATTTCTGCGTCTGTCGGGTTGAACTCGAGCGTTACTTTGTCGTTGATGTTGATTTTTTCAACGCCAGTTGCAATCTTGATGTCCGCCATCTATCGTCCCTCCTTATGCCGCTTCCGGCGTAAACGTAATTTCTCCGTTGGAACCAACCGCCGCAGTGCCGGTGATTCTCTCGCCGCCCGGCGTTACCGTAAGCGGCATGCCTACGAAGCCGCCGCCTTCGCCGCCAAGACCTGTCGCCTCGATTGCAGCGCCCTTGTATCTCTCTGCAAAAACAGCCGTTTTCTTCGTGCCTGCGTAGGCATGCACGATAAGAATGTCCTGATTCGCCAGAGCCGCCGCGTTCTGTTCCTTAATGGCAAGGCCCCAGATATGTGTAAGCGCAGGATCTCCAGCATCGAGTTCGCACGGTTCAAAGTCCTGCGTGATGATGGGCTTCTTCATCGTGGTTCTGGTCTTTCCGAGAATATCCTTGTCGGACTTCTTCTGCCAGTCGTATTCCATGCTGGAATCCGTGACGCGCGCCCCAAGCGGCGACCACACGGCGGCGGAATCAGTGCCCGTATTCACAAAAAGAATCAAAAGTTCTCTGTCTACAGGCTGCCCAGCAACGGTGTTAAAGGTCATATCTGCCATAGTTAAATCACCTCATATTTCATCTTCATTAAGATTTGATGGTCTTCCCATCCGTCCTGATACACGGCGAATACCGCCGCGCGGCTGACCGCTTCCATGCGACGGACACGAACGCCATCTCCAAGAGACGGATAATTCTGCATCGCCCAATCCCCGAAGCGGTTCAGTACCGCATCAGCTTTCAGACGTTTGTCGTTACTTCCGCCCGGCTTGATACGGGCTATGATCTTGAACTGGTATTCTGCCTCATGCCCACCGAATAAGTACCTTTTTGTTATGTACGCACCTTGAATCACGGACAGAGCCACGCTTGCGGAATCAGCGGCGAGGAACTCATAATTGATGGTTGCAGCCGGGAGATCGTCATCCGAAAACGAGTTTACCCAGACCATCATTTTTCTGGATATGTCCTGTTCTTCCTCGGAAGAAACAAGCTTTTTTTCTTTTTCAGAGCCCATTTTTCACCGCCTTATCTGCAACGCGAATCCATTTGTCAAGGTTCTCAGCCTTTGAAGCCTCGAACCAGTGTGATTGTGCCTGCGCGTGTCCGGTTGTCGTGAACACAAGGTTTTTGTCTGTCAGAACCTTCGTCCCGCCCTTCGGTGCGTATGTGCTGCCCGTCTCCGGGTCAACCATGACTTTCCCGTAATACAGAAACCGTGCATACGGTCCCGGATAGATGATCGCATTACCAACCACCTGTGTCCTTTGGTCGAGAGAGCCGGTCAAAAACGGCACATACGGGCTTGTATCCTTCCGCGCCTGAACCGCAACAATATGCTCCGCTTTCGTGCAAGCCTGCGCGAGTTTTTCGTGCAGCTCGTCAAACCCGTCGGTTTTCACACTGAATTTCAGCATCACGTGCCTCCAACCTGCCAGTGCTGCATGGAAGGACTGCCGAAGTCCTTCATGTCCACCTTCGTCACTTTGTACACATCGTCGTAAAGCATCTCAATCTGTTCTTCCGTCTTGTCCGGTTCGACTACCTCACCTTTCACAAAGAAGGTAGTGCCGCCGTTACCGTCCGTGGATAGCGTCCATATTTTGCTTTTATCAGTTGCTCGCCAGAACTCTTGCGGTCCGACGTAGCGCTTCTCCGCGCCTGTCACGCCGTCTACGGCTGGCGAGGAAAACGGAATGTACAGGTTCACCGCGTCCGCTCCTTCAAGCCCGCTCGCGCGGACGTTGGCAGCTTTCGACGCTTGTAGCATTACGCCGCGAATCACTGTGATGTAGCGCTTCTGCGTGTCATTGAAATTCTGGTCTTGCTCCTGCGTGACGTTATAGATGGTTACAGTGTGGGGGGCGTACATGCAAAACACCTGCCTCTGTAGAGAAGCCCGGTATGGGCTAGATATTCACGTGCTACGCTTGCAAGCGCGTTCTTCGCCTCGGAAGCCGCTTTCAATGCAGCTACGGAAGAATCGCCGCCGCTGCGAAGCGTCCGGGAATAGCCGCCTACAGTCTCGCTCTGCAATTCTCCTTCGTCAGATGCAAGCCCGGCGGACACATTCTTTCTGGCAAGCTCCTGTGCCGTGTCGATCAGCATATACTGGTCGACTAAGGCACAGCAGCACATTTTTACAGCATCCAGCTCTGCAAAATCCTTTACTCGGTTTTGCGTGTAGTAGTCAAGGAAGGAACTGGCGCGTGTCGCCAATCTGCAAAAGCTGTCAGCGTCTACCGTTCCCTTGTAAACATCACAGTAATACTCATAATCTGCGTAGATCATCGCGCCAGCTCCTTTCTGTTACGAACCTACCGTCACAGTAGCCGTACCAGTCTTAGTGCTGTCCTGCTTGGACTTTGCGGTAACGGTAATGCTCGCTGACGTCTCGTTGGAAGCAACCGTCAGGATACCGTTTTCCGAAATGGAAGACTTCGCGCCGCTCTGGCTCCACTCGACATCGCCGCTCACGATGCCTTCACCAGCAACAGAAGCCGCAAACGCCTTGCTCGCTCCCTTTTTCACGGTTGCAGTAGCAGGGGATACAGTCACCGTAGAAACTGTGCCAGCCTTTCCATAAACAGAGAACGGGAACGGGTTGGCAATGTCAACGTTGTACGCGTTGACCGGGTTTGCGATTTCCCAGCCGAGACGCATGACCGCACGGAGAGCGACCATATCGTTCTGCATGAGGTTGTAGGTGATTGCCTTCGTGCTCGGGTCCTGAATGACACCCTCGGTGAAGATCTTAAAGGTCATGTCCTGACGGATGGCGTATACCAGCTGCGTCCAGTCACCGACGATCATCTGTGCCTGTGCCGGGTCAAATGCGCCGTTCATCGGGAAGTACATATCCATACCATCCAAACCATAGCGCGTTGCGCCCTGCATGTCGGACTTGAAGATGGGCTGACCGGTCGTGTCCTTCAGCCCGCGCAGCTTGCCGCGCATCTGGATTGCGGCCATAACGCCGTTCGGGTTGAAGCCGTCAAGTTCTACCTTCGCGATAAGACCGCCTTCGCCCATGATGTCGGTAAATACATCAGAGCTTGCCGCAACTCCGTTACCAGCAGCGATAGCGGAAGGAACGACGCCATCGCGCCACGTGGTGGGCTTGTTCGTGCCAAACAGGATGGCAGCGTCAATTACCTTGCCGAAAGCTTCGGTCAGTCTGGGTCTTACCTCGCCCCAGATGTCATAATCTGCGTCATCCAGTGCTGCTTCGGGGATGGGGACGATAACCGCGATTTCCTCGGCATAGATTTTCTTCTTGTCCCACGCCATCTTCGTGGTCTGCTTGAAAGCCTCTCCGGCTCCGGTATCGGTTGCTTCGCCGTTGACGAAGTACGCAGAGGGAAGCGCGTCGAGGACGTTGATGGTCTGCGTCTTGCTGGACATATTCGCCAGTCTCTTACCCATGCGAAGGACTGCGGATTCCGCGATAGCGCCCTGCATGATCTCACGGGTTACGGGTTCCGGGATAAGCCCGGAAAGTGCATTTCTGTCAATAATATTCGGCATATGATTCTCCTTTCGTTATTTCAGAGCGCCCCGAATCAGGGCGTTCATCGTGCTGTTCATGTTTGTTTCTTTGGTTCCACCGCCTGCCGGTGCTGTCCAGTCGAACGTCGCCTTCTTGCGGTTCGCTGTGAGCTCGTCGACAGCCTGCTCGAACGTGATCTTGTCGGTGACCATCTTTGCAGCCTTGAATGCGATAAACTCAGCGTCCTCGCCGCTCAAGCCCTTGCTCAAGACGTATTTGTCACGTTTGAGCTGTTCAGTCTCCGCCTGCAAGGCAGTTAAAGCCGCCTTGCTGTCTGCAAGGTCTTTCGCCTGTTTTGCCTGCCGTTCCTGTTCGGTCTGCTGGCTGTCTTTCCACGTCCGGTATGCGGTGATCTCTTCCTCGCTGGGGTATTTCTTCCGTTCTCTGTCAAGCCTCGACTGAATCATCTTGTCAACGTCAGCCTGAGTAAACGTTTTTTCCTGCTCTTGCGCAGTGTTTTCCGTGCCCTGCACGTTGGTTTCTTCTGCCATAAAAATCTCCTTGTTTAACGACCTGTCGGTCAGTGTTGATAAATAAAAAGAGCCAACCGACAACAAATCGTAGTCAGTTGGCTCCATTCAGCCCTTCCCGGCGAACATTTACGCCGTGGGAATCTATTCAGTTTTCAGCCGTTTTCGCTGAATTGTCTGCACAATGATATTTCCTTCCTTATCCCGTAGGAGTTCTACGCGGAAACCAGCCGCAAGCGCCCGCTCAATGGCTGTTTTTAACTTTTCGTCAATCATATACGCGTCTCCTTGACAACCTTAACCTCTTTGTAAATAAAAAAGAGGGACCGCAATAACGCAGCCCCTCGTCGTAGTTTGGTCCTTTGGCGGGTGTGCCTGTCCCCGCATCTCTTGCTAACCTCCCTTGTAAGTTTGATAGACTTCCGAGAAAGGTGTGTAGCGACACTAAATCTCTACCTCAAAGAACCATCCTATTCTATGTTAAGTATAGCTGCATTATTCTGATTTGTAAAGTATTTTTTTATTTCTCAAATACTTTTTGAATTTTTTCTCGCTGATCTTCAAAAATGTAATAATAGAATTCTTTTTGTATTCTTCATCCCCTATTACTGCAAGTTTTAAGATTAACCGGAAGTTCTCATTTGATTCTATGAACTCATGTAATATGACGGCCGTATTTTGAACAGGATCGTCGAGAATATATTGCGGGTGTTCCAGCATCTCGCCTATGTAGTGTGCATAACGCTGATAGTCGTTTGGATGGTGATCCATAATATGCTTTATTCGTTCGTCCGATATAATCACCTCATCGGTTCGTATGGAAGAAGAAACCACGCTATATTTATCTCTATCGATTCGCCCAATCGTCTGCACGCCTTCGCCACCCTTAACCTCTGTTTCTTTCATTATAGCAGATTCTGGCGTGTTCGCAACAGCCTTCGTATCATTGTAGAGAACTTTTGTTCGTTCTCGCTGCTCCGGCAGTCCCGCCGCTTCGCTGAAATCCTTATACTTCGCATTCAGCCGCCGAAGCTTTATGTTCGCGGCGGTCGCATCCTCGGAAAGCCCAGCTTCTTTGTATGCGTTTCTAAGCTTTTTCTGCGCGCGGATTTGACGCTCTATGCGGCGCTGCATCTGCGTCGCTTCATAGGCTGTGTAAGTCTTTCCGTCAAACGTGCAGCCAAGACCATCGTCGATATGCTTGAGCTGTTCGTCTGTGTAAGTTCGCTCCGAAACTCCTGGAACAAACGGGTATTTGTGATGCCTACAGTTTGCGCCTGTCAGACCGTCAACATATCCGTAACCGGTCGTTTCCACAAGGTCATCGTAAAGCCCCAGCGGGTCAGGTTCGCCGCTTTCGCTCTGGTAATAGACTTTCCCTTGCCACTCCTTGTGGCTTGACCACGGCGAAACACCCGGCTTGTCACGCGCCCCAGAGTGCGCAGACACTTCAAAGTATCTCGTATCAAGGTGCTTTGCGCTTTGGTTCGTGTACTGGTCGCAGATCTGATTCACGCCGGTCATGACAGCTCTCCGAACAGCAACGTCGATGTTGTCAACGTGTCCGCTTTCGTAGTTCACGGCTTTCAGTCCACCTGCAAGCTGCTGCACCGCAGACTTGATCGCTTGATTGTAGTTAATAGCACCGCTTTGAATCTGCATGACAGCTGAATCCAACGCCCACTGATATGCACGCGCAGGCGGGAGCCTCGTCCGCCCATTGTTTACCAGAAAGCCCATAGACTGCGTGATATTTCGCAACGTTTGCCGAGTTTGTTCGTAAACCGCCCACGTGTCTTCTACGCTCACCAGCGTTTCAGGCTGTGTCAGCCCTGCCATGTCGATAACCGATGTGTAATACTTCTGGTTTCTGGCAATAACGTCACCGAAAAGCTCCTTGAGCTTCTTCTCGCTAATTCCAGAGGTCTTGCGGATTGCTTTTTCAATCTCCTTCGTGTCGATACCATGCGAACGAAGCGCCCGGATTGCCTGAACAGTCACTTCATTCAGCTGATCTTTCAGCGCAAGCCTACTGCATATCTCATCGAGGAGCGTATCTTCCAGTCCCCGGAATAGTTCGGCAAGTTCTTCTGGGAGCGCGTCAAGGACTTCCGGCTGAAACGGATATTTCATTCGCTTTCCTCCGTTTCACAATCTCGTCATAGTGCGGCTTCACGCGGATAATGTTCCAATCGCATTCTTCCGGAACTTTTCCGTAGAATATCACCCATTCCGGCGATAGCCGCTTCATCATTTCCTCGTAGCCGCGCAGAAACAGGCGCTTGCTTTCTTTGTTTTGCTGTGTGCCTACCGAGGAAACAGCCACCACGCCGCCGACAGGCTCGCCGTCAAAGCACCAATCATAACTATTCTCGTCGCTCCATGAGATCGTTGGATAAACCGTCATGCCGTGCATTTGCCAATACGCCGCCAGCCAGTGCTTGCGGTAATGATTGTACATCTGCATCGCCATCGGCATATCCGTATAAGTGGAGAAGTCAGGGGAGCACACAGCTTCAAATTGCTGTAGTTTCGGAATATATCTGTCTGGGGTATCCCAATACCTCCGGAACTGGTAATCATCTACAAAACAGTGTACGATTTTACTTGCTGGGGCTTTGGCAGACTTTGCGTAATTCATCGGTATAAACTCGCCCTGCGGGTATGCCTTGACCGGCTCGATCTGCGGAATATCGTACTTTCCAACGCCGGGGAATGTGAACTTGTCGAGATTTTCAAAGTTAATCATAAACTTTTACTTTCACAACGCTGAACACGATGTTATTTCTTTTTTTTTCGCTTTGTGGCATTCCACTTATCAATAATATCTCGTGCCGCTTTTGCCGTTTTTGCGGTGTTGACTAAATAATCGCTATCTTTTCCTGACTTTGGTTTATGGCTAAAATCGTAAATACCGTAGCTACTGCCAACTTTCGCAATCGTTTTACCGCCGTAATCAGTGACTTTGAAGTTTTCTCTGAGTTTTGTTTCATACGCACTTTTAGCTCTAATGCTGCCACTGGCGCCACCTCTACCGCCCATCACTCTACCTCCTGTTGCCCTTCGGTTGTCATGTCCTGCATCTTCGGCAGCGCCGCCTTTGCGGTCGCCTCGTCCTCATTCATCCAGCGCATGCGGAACTCCCAGTCATTCATAATGCCTGCGCTGAGAAGCTGCATGTCGCGGGAGAAATCAGTAGCTTTGTCCTCTATGATGCTATCATCGAAATCTATAGAGATTTCCACGTCTTCATTCAGACCGGCGTTCATAGCTGTGTTGCCCAACCGAAGCAAAATACGGCACAGCTCCACGAGCGCCTGTTCGAGCACAATCTCATGCTTTTTGATCGTGCGGAACATGGTAGAGTTTTCGCTGATTACCTGTGTCGCCGTCGCAACACTTCCGCCGTCGAAACGGTAATAGGTCTCTCCGAAGCCGCACTTGCTGGATAGTACGTTCAGTTGGTCTTGAAGCCCTACATTCAGCTGCTCGGTTCTCAGCGTCGGAGAAATTGTCTCTACAACGTTCCCTTGCTGCGTATCCTCCGGAAGCAGATAGAAACGCCGGTCATTGTCGTCAAGCGTCGGTTCATCGTCTTCCCACCTTGTGGCGGGCATTTTGACCATCATCATCATTGGGCCGTTTTCGAACTCATTGACGTAGCAGTCATAGGCACAATCAACGCCGCGCAGAACGTCGATTGCATTTGCATACACAGGGATACCAACCGGAAGCAGGTAGTCAAGATTGTTTGCGATGTTCGGTCTGTCGATGACGAACTGCCTCTTGTCGCTTCCCGTATGTACCACAGGGGGGATTCGCTCAAAGCCCGGAACATCGGTGAGCAGTGCGTCGGCAAGCGTTTCGTTTTCGTATCGGTAAATGCTGTTCTCGATGACGTAAAGTCCGTTTTCGTCTTTCCGGTGAATCTGCAAATACAGATAGTTTTTTCCAGCCCGTGTGACTACGCTGTCAAAAGCACACTCTGAAATAAAGCCATTCTGCCAAGCCAGCGGAAAAATGTGCTCAATGGTCACATAGTCAAGAGCGATACCGGAAACATCGCCCGGAACTGTCTCTCCACTCTCGTTGACCGCTTGCCCGACCACACGAGGGATATATGCTACAGTTCCGAGTGCAGATTTCATTTCCTGCATTTCGTTCGCCTTGACCGTGAAGTTGTTCTCCGTCAGGACGCTATCAACGAACGCCTGTTCTTTCTGCCCCTCAAGTGTGATCTGGACTTTCTCATTCATCAAGAGGTTTGCCCAGTCCTCACAAACCTTTTTCGCCATGCCGAGGCTTGCACGGTTGCACTTTGTCCACTTATGTCCGTTATATCGCCGGTATTGATGAAACCCCTTGACTTTGCCGACGTACCACGACTTCCAAAGGGACACGTATGTATAGAATTCCTCTGGGATTGTCGTATACCCGAGTTCCTTTAATTTATCGATAACCGTCATGCAATAACTCCCATTCTACGGCTCACAGGCTCTAAGGCGTACCGCGTCGCGTCAATCAGATGATTGTTCGCGTCCTGGTATCCGCTGATTATATCGCCGTCTTTGTTTCTCTCATATTCGTATCCCACGAACTCATCGTAGGCATGTGGCGTCCGTTTTCGATCAATGACAATCGTTCTCCTCTGCAAGAACTTCATGCCGTATTCGACCGAGCCGGGTCCCTTGACCGCCTCATACGCAGGTAATCCCATTGCCCGTAGGTCAGCCACACTCTTTGGCTCCGCGCTGTCACAGATGATGCGCACATTGCCATATCCGCGCTGTTTGATTATCGTCGCGCTCTGCTCGTTCGAAAGCTTATTCTGGTATATCTCGTCAAGCAGGTAAATTGTTTCCCTTGCCTTGTCGTAATGCAGCCGGATAAATGCAAAGGGGTCTGGGAACCATCCGAAATCCACGCCCTGATAGATTTTATCGGATCTGGAAACTTCTTCGTCCGTGATCTCCCGAAGTTCGAGCCTGTCAAACACATTGCCGCCGGTCCCAACCGGGATACCGAGGTATTCATGCTGATACGCCCGCTCGTCAGTGGCTTTCAGGTGTTCAGCCTCGTCAATAAACTGCTGCCCCAGCCACTCTGGCGGTGCTTCAAGATACGTTGACTTGTGGCACAGCCTGTCCGCGCGTTCTTCCAAGCTGTCTTTGTTTGCCCAGTTGTCCCGGCTGATCGGCGGGTTATAGCTTTCAAAGTTCCAGAATTTAGAGCCGCCGCGCATTGTTGACTGCAAAATCGTTCGTATTTCGGCACGACCGGCGAACTGGTCTTTTTCCTCAAAGTGCGTAACAGCGATATAACCAAACGGTACCTTAATAGACTTGATCTTCATTGGGTCGTCCGCACCCCGGAACATGATCTTCTGACCTGTAGGTTTATAAATCAGCTCCATCGGGGAAACCTTTGCTTCCCAATATGCCGCCATGCCAAGCTCACCGATTGCCCATATGTACTGCGCATAAACGCTATCGCGTATGGTATTCGCAACCTTTCGCAGCACAAGCGCGTGTGTGTTTGGGTTCTGTACCAAAAGTAGTGGGACAACTATGGATACATACGACGATTTCAGCGAGCCGCGCCCGCCGCTTTCGTCGTAGTGCGTGTGTCCATGTTGGAAGACGTCCCGCGCAACTTCATAGAATGCAGAACCGATTTTCTCAGAAAGTCGAATATCAGACATCAATAATCACCCGAACGGCGTCCTTGTCATCGTTCCCCGCCTTCTCCTGCACCATCGCCCATTTGTCGATCAACGTCCCCATCGCCGTTGTAATCTGGCTTAAGTTCGCCGCCTTCAATTTGTCCGGGTCATTCAGCAGTTCCAATCCCTTCCCGATGAAAGAGCATACAAGGTCTTTATGTGCGTCCATGTAGGCTAGGACGTCTGCTGTGTTCTCTTCTTTTTTCTGCTCACACTTTCCCACAATTTCCGCATTTGCAAGAACAATGTTCTTGACTGTTGTAGCGGACACTCCATTTATTTTCGCCGTGGCACAATAGTTGTTCGTCTGAACATAATCCGCCAGTATTTTCTTTTTCTGCCGGTCTGTCAGCCTCGCAGCCATAATCACCACCTCGTTACCCTGCCAGCGACGTAAATTCTGGCAGGTAAGCGAACCTCATTATCTGTTCCCCGTTCGCCTTGCAAATTTTGTAGATTTCCTTGTAGTGAGTTCCTTTTTGCATTTCTTCTGAAACTGTGTGCAAAATCATATCTTCAAGAAACCCAATTACTGATATCGTTTTGAAGGGGACGCTGTCGCGCTGGCCGCCTTGAATCCCGACAAGGTCGTTTACCAATTTCGAGTAAATCGTGTATACCTGCTTTCTCATATTTCGGCTGCCTTGTGCTTCTGCATAGTCAACCAGATCGGCAAGCGTGTCCGTCTCTGCTCTCCGCACGAGTTTCCCTTGTTTTCTTGTCATCAACCATTCGGAAGACTTTCTTTCACGGATAAAAGCTTCCATGCGGTTAAACGCTGCGATATATTTTAGTTTCCACTCAAGCGCTTCTTTCCCGGTGAACCCCATTACCAAGAGAGAAAATCCATCGCGGTTCATAAGGTATTCTTTGTATGAGCGCCCGCGTTCCGTGTCATAGTAATTTTTGGCGAACATGCCTTTCACCAGCGGATTTTCGCTGGTGAGATTTTCAATCGCCTGTGTTACGTGTTGGTGCTGTTTGCCAAATCGTTCCGCGATTGTCCGGCTGCTCACAACAGCCTGTTCTTTGCGTTCAAAAATCATCAAATCTTCATTCATGGTATAATCTCCTTGTATTTTATTCGCAGCTGTGGAGAACGAGCCGCATTTTTTATATTTCTATCTCCTTCGTGCTCCACCGGATTGCGGTTTCCGGTGGAGCTAAGAAAAAGGAGGTTCCGCAGTACGCTGCGTAGCCGTAAGAAGGATGAAAGCGCAGAGGATACACCTCTACGCTCTCAACGATACACTATGTTTAAGGCTCTCTTACGCAAACTTTTGAATATAAACCACGTTTTTCTGCCACTAAGTAGATAAACTGCCTATGCCATTCCTGAGCGGTACGCTCCGAAACATATACCACCATAGCAGCGCCCTGTAAGGTGTGTGTGCGCTTCCAAAGGACCAGATCAATAAGCTTCAGCCGTTCCGCACCATCGGAAAGCTGCTTTGTTTCCTCGACAGCAGCATCTACCGCGTCGATTTCCTCGCGCGTCATAAGCGTACCGCCCTTGTAGCTTCGTACCATCCATTTTGCGTAGCCCCACCACCCATAGCGCGGTTTGCTCACCACATCAACCTCCTATCTGCCCGAACTCCCGAACCCATTGTCCCCGCGTTCCGTCTTCTCGAGCGAGGGGACCACTTCCAGCTCCGGAACCAATGCCTTTTGAAAAACAATTTGTGCTACACGTTCATGCGGCATAATTGTTCTTTCTTTGTCCGAATCATTGTGAATTGGCAAGCCGACGTTCCCTCTATAATCGCTATCGATAACAGACACACAAGTTGCAGGTCGAAGCCCACATCTGGTAGCAAGTCCGCTTCTAGCATAAATAGCGCCAAAATAATTTTTAGGGATTGCAAAGGCGATACCAGAATAGATAAGAGCCGTTTCCCCTGGGCGTATTACTACAGGCTCTGTGATGTCAGCGCATAGGTCGAATCCAGCTGCGCCGATGCTTTTCCTCTCAGGAACAACAGCTGTTTCCGTCACTCGCTTTACCTTTATTGTGTCTGGTGTTTCTTTTTCGAATTGCCCCTTCTCGTTCCTTACGTGCATATTCAAATTTAAGTGTAGCCTCTGGTGTTCGGCATGAGATAATACCGCCAAATTCTCTGGTCTATTGTCCATCCTGTCAAAATTTTTGTGATGAACAACATAGTCCGGGTTTAGATATCTCCTACCATCAATTTCTACGGAGTTTTCGCCCGTGAGAAGATATTCTTCTGCCACAAGGCGATGCTCGAGAACGAACCCGGATTTATCGCGAAACGGATGTTCCGGACAACGTACCGCAATATACCCATATCTGGTTTCTTTCATGTCGGATTTCCAAGAAGCGTTTGCACTCCCCTTTAATCCGTACTGGTGATTCCCAGCGCCACGCATAAGCAATGCTTTTGCAGCAGCGTGACATTCCACCGAACAATAATGCCTTTTGGATTTTTCGATTTGACTAGGCTTTCTGTGGAATCTCTTCCCGCAAACATCGCATTGACAGTTATTCTGGGTTCCCGTTTCTCCTACGTTCAGCTCCAACATAATTTTCATTTGTCCCACCAATCCTTAATTGTATCGTTCCGTTCGAAAAACGGCTGAAAGAACGGACCGCAGAGCTTCTTAAGGCTCGAGTCCAGCCGGTGAATTGCATCGTCGGATTCCTTCTTGCCCAGCCATGCCACGCCGTACTCTGCGTCCAGCTGCTCCATTTTGTCCAGAAGTTCCTTTGCCTTCGCCGGGCTTTTGAGCATACCCAGTTCATGCGCCGCCACAAAGAAGAGGTCTACCACCTTCTGCTTTCCTGCCTCCATACCGGCGGCAAAATATGCCCTGTTGCTTCTGCGAATACGCTTTGCCAGATCGTTCATTGTACTCATATTCCCTCCTACGCAATCAGCATAAATTTAAACCAGCCCGGCGCGTCAAGCCCTACTATCCAGTCAAACCAGATCTTGTAGCAAAGCATGCTCACGGCAATAACCAACACCGTGGCGAAGAAGATCACAAGGAAATCTTTCACAGTTTAACCCCCCTTATATACTTGTCAAAATACGTCACAGCCACCGCCATAGCCGCCCACATGTCCGCTGCGAAGCCGTAAAAGAAACCGGGGTTTTTCTTTGTTCCCTTGCCGTAGTTCGGCTCTCCGGGCGCGTAGCGGTCTACGAGGGCTTGTCGGATGTTCACATCCTTCGCCGACGCTCTGCCGCATAAGTAAAGCTTTTCTTCCCGGCGGAAGATCTTCTGTATCTGGTACCCCTTCCGGTAAAGCTCGGCATATTCCCAGAACCGTCCAATCCAAAAGCAGGTGTCAAACACCTCTTGTCCAACTGGCATTCCCATTCCGGCAACCATTTCGATTGCCAGGTGCTGATACTCCCGGCAGAGAACGGGGAATATCTCCCCGTTCGGAACTTTACCAACGTCCAGCACCTTCCGGATTTCCTGCCCATCGTGCTCGACGATGATATAGCCGGATTGAATGTTGCCGGGGTCAATCGCCAGTATCGTTCCCACGCTTCACCCTCACTTTCCAAAACAGTTCGTTGTAAGTGTTATACCGCTTCTGAATGTCCGTGCTTGCAATGTCCGGGTGAAATTTCAGCCACCATTCGTACATCCCGCACGTCTGCATTTCCGGGCAGCCGCACCGATAAACGCAGTTTGGTACCAGGACGTCCGAAATCTCTGGCTGCACCTCATGCAGCGCCGCTTTGAAATCCTCTGCATACGCGCGCGTCTCCGGGTCTGCCTGACTGCATAACCGCTTGCGCATGGTATCAATCAGATTTTGAATATTTGGGTCCCCAATAAAATCAACCCTAGCGTCCTGAGGCGCCTTATTGCGGTCGTACTTCGATTGCCTGTCGTTTCTCTGGGAATCAACCCGGCTTCTCCAAATATGCGTCTTCCAGTGCATGGCGACCCAATATTTAATATCTTTCCATCGAAATTTGATGATAATATCTCGGATTGGGTCATGCTCTGCGATTAGGATTGCCCTTTTCCATTCAGTACTCGGTTCGCGCCCAAGAGGCGGCTTTTTTACAGTTGCCCGGCAATCGTTTACAACTTCTTGCCAGTCTCCTTTTACTTTGATGATTTCTGTCTTCAAAATTCCCTCCTATACAAAACTCCAATGCCGCCCGCAAGCCTGTTTATACCGCCCATGTGCGCAAATCGTGTTCCTCACACGGGCATAACCTTTCTTCAAGTTCAGCCACACGGTATTGTAGCCGCACAATTTCGGCTTTCAATTTTGCTCTTCCAAACATTCAAATCTCCTTTCTTCAAAATCTCCGCATTTCTCGCCGGGAAAGCACATCCGTTCCAGTTCTTGTTCAGAAAACCGTTCCGCCTTGTACTTCAAGCACCGGTATGGGTAGACGTAGTTCTTTCTGTATTCCAGATGCTTGCAAATCAAACAGCAATCGTGCATCAGCTTCCCACCTCCCAAACTTCCACGCGCAAACCGCAGCCCGCTCATTCTGTAGCGCCCCAACTGCAAAAATTGTCCGGCTCGACTGCAGGAGCGTTGAGAAAGGACGTGCGGGAAAAACACCTTCCGTCGATCCTATAAATGCAGTCCTTGCAGCGCACCACCGGCGCCCATTCCTTTACGTTCTCGATGTGCTGCGCAAGCCGTTCTTCTGCTACCGCCTGATTGTGTTCAGCGCATCTTAAACGCTCAATGAGATCTGATTTCTTCATGCTCATCAGCGTGCTGTCAGCCCATGTCCTCATGGCTCTTCCCTCCGTTCTCCGTAGCTGCAATACCCGTCAGGCTCCGGGTCTGAGAGCCCTCTCCGATCTGCGCAGTACGGGTCATTTTCTTCATTCCGACGGAAATTCTTGCAATCTTGGCAACGCACGACCGGTTCAGCGTCTACCGAGGGTGCATATGCAATCAGCTCCTGAATTTTCTGTCGCGCTTGGCTCAACATTACGCGCGTGATAACATTCTCGGTTTTGCTCCGATCTTCCATGTACTTTTCTTCTGCTGCGTCGTATAGCCGGTTCGCATCAATCAGCCACATTATTGCTACCTCCTGTATTTGTCTGATACTCGCCGTGGCTGCAAAAATCATCAGGTCTGCAATACGGCAGCATATATTTTTTGCAATCGTAGCATCCGCCAGAAAGGGGTGCCCCAAGGTGTCTACAGTATTTGCAACGCACCACCTCCGCAACGTCGGCGGCGGGCAAATCCGAAATATCTCTTGCAATGCAATCCGCCAGTCCGGTATGCCGTCCCAATACAGAGCCGTTCGCAAGCCCGTACTTTTCGGCGATTTTAACCGCATCTGTGCGCTTGATGTAATCAGTCATAAGCCATATACTCCCTTCAGATTCTGTTGCAACTCGGGCGGAAGGGCGTAAAACGGCATGCATCTACTCAGTATCTCTGCTTTCAAAAGCCGCTCCGCCTGCCTCTTGGTCAGCCGCCGCTCTCGCTTCTTCGGCGGCAGCTCGCCTTTTGCCGCCGCAATAGCGGTCGGGTTGTGCTTATGTTGACCCATCGTCCCGCACCTCCACGCCAGCCTCGTACAGCAGGTCAGAAAGATAGGTATCCACGCTGCTACCAATAAACTCGCCATTTTCGTCGTAGTAGTTGTACTCCGTGGTCGGTCGGGATTCTATCCCTGCAAACTCTTTTAAAAGTCTCAGATATTCGTCGTTATCGAAGAGCTGAGCCTGATAGAGTTGTCTCAACTGCGCTTTGGTTATGTGCTTAGCCATCCTTCTTGCCCTCCATTTTCTGCAAAGCCTTCTCGGCTTCTTCGCGGCTCAAAAATACGGTCTTACCAAAATCGGAAAACCTATAAAACCTTGGGGCCATTGGCGTGTATTGTACTGCAATGCACCATCCGTCAGTGTTCGTTCCGATCCATTTTGCCACCATCGGCAATATGGTCTTTTCCCCGTGGAATCCGTACACAACATCACCCACCTTGCACGGCAGCACCACCACGCGCCCGTTCTTGTCGGCTTTCATCAGCTCCACCATTCGTGAGATGGAGTAATCATAGCCGGAAAGTGTTTCCTCGATTTCCCGAGCCTCTGCGCACGCCTGCGGGGATAATCTCGAATCTTCGTAAGCCTTGAGCCTTTTCCAAACCTGCCTCTGCGTGCAGTTCCCGTCATACTTACACGGCAGTTCGCGGCACTGCGCGATGTCGCAGAAGTTCCCGTCAAACGTTAGCCGCTCCATCGGCATCCTCCTTGTCCTCGAACTGCTTCAAATCTTCGCGCAGCTCCGCGCATACCCACGCCGCCTGATAGAGAAGCCCGACTACATGTTCCGTCGATCGGACATCATCGAAAAGCCATTCCGGCATCATCATAATCAGATCATCATCAGAAATATCCGACTCCACATAGGGGCACTGGTAACTCAGAATTTCCCGCGTCAGATCGAGCAGGGGAATGTCTGCGCCGTTCTTCCCGTATCCGCGCACCCATACCTCTTTGTCCTTGACGTAGAACAGGTTCAGCGCCATTTCAAGATTGTTTTTCGGGGTATCCGTTGTAAGTCTCATGCCTTTTCTCCTTCCTCCGTCGCTTCCGGCAAGCCGCGCCATTCCCAGCGGCTGGAATCGATGCACCCGGCGCATGGGCATCCTTCCTTCATGCAGTTCATACAGTCAAAAATAATATCACCGTCCGCACCGTCAAATTCGCAAAAATCGTTATGCTTGCAGTCCATGCAGTCATGCCGCTCTTTTATTTGCTCGATCAGCGCGTCCCTCTCGGCGGTCAGGCGCTCGATCATGGTGATAGCTTCATCCGCCAGCCGCTCCGTGCAACGCACATACTTCATTTGTGGACAAAGCCCGCAACCCTTCTCTATATGCGTCGCGCAGATACGCAGTACCTGTATAATTTCCTTGTCTGTCATAGCGTCACATTTCCCCTCCTATTTTCCGTTTTCCTCTTGCCGCCCTCCGGCAATTTCTCGCCCCGCCATCGGTCATCTGGCTTATGTCGATGATCTCGGCGCGCCTGCCGTAGCTTTTCAGCCGTTCTCCCTTCACGGCGTTCCAAGCCTCGCAGGACGCGCTGCAACCGGCTTTCCGGTTGGGGCAGTCCTTCGCGCACGGTCCGAAATTATTCATGTCTTCCTCCTGACCTGCACCGTCACTTCTGCCTCCCAGCATTCCGGTTCCCGGACGGTGATAATTTTCCACCGCCCGTCCTCCGGGTCCTTGACGTCGACAAGGTAAAACGTCTTGTTCTTCATCTTCTGCGGATACTTTCGCGCCCTTAAAGGCGTTCTGAGCTTCGGCATGAGCCGGGGGAATATGGGAAGCGGCTTTGGTATGACAATCCAGACATCGATTCCCTGCTTCATCATGCTTTCTCCCCCAACATCCGCTGAATCGCTGCTTTCTGTAAGTCGCTCAGATCGCCGTCGTGATGCTGCACGTTGTAGCCCGGCTTCTTGGCAGGCGTAGCTTTCGCGTCACTGCTCCGCTCCCAGTTCCTCACAGCGGCTTTCCAGTCCTTCATCTTCGACTTCCCGACCATCCAACCCTTCGAGCTGTAAAAATCGACAAAGCGCGATGCATCCACGCCGTTTCCCCGTTCCCGGCAATAAGCCGCCACTTCCTCGACGCTCGGGGGCGTGAAGCGCGCCGCGCGCGCGTCTACACCTAGATTCGTATTCGGATTAGGATTCGGATTAGGATTCGGATTAAGGCCGCAATCCGCCGCATCTTGCGGAAACTCGCCGCAACTCGCCGCAGAATTCTTCGAATCGCCGCAAGCGTCCGCATTTTCCGGTCCGGGGAACTTCGGTTTGCATTCTCGGATTCTCTGATGTCTTGCCCAGCTTGGGAACAAAAAGTAGGGCTTCCCGCCTACCGTGTAGAGGGCAACGCAGCCTTTTGCCGCCAGCGCGTGGAGCGCAGACTCAATATCCTTTGCAGTAACCCGTTCTCTGAATGGGAAAACGTGGCCTTTTATGTATGCAGGGCGGGCGTCTCCCCGCCCTGCATCGTCCGCTTGCGTGATCAATCCAACCCAAAGCCGAAACTCAAAGTCCGTCAAAGACGCGATCCGCTCCGAATCACATAAGCTTTCTTTGATGATCCTGTTCGGCATATTTCAGCCCCCCTAGAACGGAAGGTCCGAATCGTCGTCCATCATCGTAAACCCGCCGGGGTTTTCCGGGTTCTGCGGTTCGGTGTTTCGCTTGCCTTCGCCGAAATAAACGCGGTTCA